AATCGAAATAAGTTACTAATTTTGTGGTGTTTAGTAACTAATATTTAAAAATGGCGAATCCTAAAAACGATATAGCAGAAAAGAAACAAGCCGCGAAAGCTCGCGTAACTGCTCACTTAACAGGTGAATTAAAAAAGAAATTCTTTGATGAAGTGGAACGCACTGGCACCAAAGAATCTTATTTGCTCAAAGAAATATTATCAGAGCATTATGGAAAGAATAGGTTTTAGATTAACTTTGATTGTTATCTAATTCTATTGTTATCTGACCGTAAACATCAACTGCTCCTGCATCGGTAGTCCAAGTTGCAACGGTTACAGGTGTAAATCTTAACTCCCTTGTTCCGTTTACTGCTTCAACTCTACAAGCACCTGCTTGTAATGCAGCCGCTGGATTTTGATAATAACAAATTGTTCTAAAAGTACCTTTTATTCTATCAGCAGTGTTTAATGATAAAGATAAGTATGTAGGTGTTGCACTTACTGTTGAATTAAATATATAAAAGTCAACTATCATTGTACTGCCTCTACGTTGTGTTTTAACTTTAAAATCAGTTGCTCCACCCGGAATAGTCCAATTGCCTGTTGCGGCAGTTAAATCTCCTGCGCTATATGTTTGCTCAATCCATCTGCCTAAATATTGCATATTTACAAAGTCAAAAGTACCCGGTGTTCCGCTTATTCCAGCACTCCAAACGATTTTACGTATTTCGTGAACATTGTTTGATGTGCTATCACTAAATATAACAGGGTCGGCATTGGTTGCAGTTAAGTAAGTAGTTGTAATTGTTCCTACAACAACTTGACCAACACCAAGACTTATGCCTAAAGTACTATCGCATAAATACATTTCAGTTCCAAATACTAAACAACCGCTTTCAATAGCCCAAGTTGAACCAGATACAGTGTAAGCAAGACCATAAAGTGCTTGTGGGTTTGCATAGCCTGCGCTTACTCCATTTCTTTGGAATAATTCGCTTTGCGCCAAACTAAATATACCCTCTTGGTTGGCTGATTGCAAATGATTCAAACTGCCCGATTTTAATGGCATTGCACTACCAGCAATGATGTCTGTTGTTTTTATTTTTTTCATTAGTATGTAATTACATTGTAAGTTATGCCTGCATAATTATACAGGTCGGCAATTTGCCTAATTATATTTTCTCTGTTTGCGCTTATATTCGGCACTGTGTTTGCAGTTTCAGTTGTTAGTGCATTAGCCACCGCAATAGGTACATTAATAGTAAAAGACACACCCGCAGTTGTTAAGTCTAAAGCTTGCACAAACGCGGTTGCTTCAGGTTCATCAAACACAACATAACTGCTTTCAGTTTCTGTAAGTCCAACATAAAACGCGCCCAAATCAGCAGCCGCTGCATCAATATAAATATCACTATCACCCGGCACATTCACAAACGTAGTTCCAAACCACTCATTTAATGCCCATTCAAATAAGATGTGTTGTGCATTGTATTTACAACGCGGTTCGATGCCCACAAAATTGTCTTGAATCTTAAACCAATAGTTTGTGTTTGTTGGCAAATTACCAGTGCTTGCAACCCAACATTGATACACTGCTTTGTCTGTGTATTTCACTTGGTTACCTACTGCGTAGGCAGTTGCACCGCTATACAATGCTGCTGCATTTCCATCTTTAAACGTGCCAAACATTGTGTTGTATAGCACTTGCAATGGTTTAACAAGTGTTTTAGTCCAAGCTTTGTAAATAGGCAGCCGCTTCTTTGGTGGCAAGAAGTTAACCGCAAATGTATCGGTGTTTATGATGCTACTCATTATTGTACGATATAATTTATTGTGTCTGCAAAGGTATGTGTTGCAGTTGTTTCTTGTACTACATAGCCCGCAATAGTTTGATATTGCACACTATCAACACCAGTTGACAAATTATACAATGTTACGCCTGCGCCATAAGCAACAGTATCTTTTCTTACTAATATACGTGCTAATGATACCGAAATAACACCCTCTGCCGCTTGCATGGCATCAACAACTGCCTGTGTGCTTATAACACCGTTAAATGGCAAGTTAGCCATGTAATTGTTTAACGCTGCCACTACGTTTGTGCTTATTACTGCTGAATATTGACCGTTATAATAGATAGTTGCTGCCACTTCCATCTTATCGCTATTCTCATTGATAATAGTAAACGCAATTCCCGCAGGATTAAAGGTTTCAATGTATCTTTGCAACGATGCTTTTTCTATTAGTGACAATGGCGCTGGAGGATTAGATTTAGCAACCTTAATTAACACCGTTCTGTTTGGCGCGGTTATTACTGCACATCTTGTCAATATTTGGTTAGCAGTGTTAATGGTTGGGTATTCAACAGTGAATGTTGTTGTGTTTAATTCAGCAATATCGCCATTTTGAAACTTTAAAACCTTGTTACGTGTCCATTGCGGTGTGCTTGGTGCTGCGGTGCTTGCTATGGCTTCTAAATCTGTTTTAAATAGGTCTTGCAACTGCTCAAATATAGCTATGCAAGAAGCTACGATAAAATAATATAGATTCCATTTGGCAGTTTGACTTGTTGAGGTCAATGCCGATAATGTTGGGTCTGCATTCTTTGCATCCAACATTGATTGTTTAATTTGTGCTACTGTTCTGGCCATTATTATAGTGTTAAAACGTAGTAAGAAACATACACATCTAATTGCCCATCGCCAGCAGTAGGGTTGCCGATTTGCGCACCAATTGTCAAAGGTAAATTGTCAACAACCGATCCTGCCAACGATACTGTTGGGGTTATGCTTCGGCTGCTATACTTGTCTTGGTTTCCAGATATTGCACTATTGTAGTTTACTTGGTATAGTGAACTGTTTGGCGATAGTGTAATATTCAAGTTAGTTGCGTATTCAATAGTGCCAAAACGATAACGCAATAATACAGTAAATGGTATTATTACTTTGCCTGCACCTTGCGCAGCAACTAATGTTAACGGTGTAGTGAATGACTGCAACAATTGCGCAGATGTAATAGTTACCTTTGCGAATTTTGTAGGCAAACCACTTGCAAGTGTATAGGCCGCAACGGCATTAACATCAGTTAACGATGTCTGTGCGTTTTGGTTTACTATTACTTTCTCTGCGCCTGTTAGTGCCGTTGCTATTGGTAACTCGGAAATTTTTTGCTCTGCCATTTTATTGTTGTATTATAAGTTTATAACCGCTTTCTGTTAATAATTCGTAACCTAATTCACTTGCCAACGCTACGGCTTCAGGTATGTCACCGCTGCGAATAACATCGTCTTCCATTTGTGGGCTATTGTTGGTAATCAATGTTGTAATATTTGCTTCTATTGTTGGCGCGTACATTGCTGAATAATCGAAGCCCTGCATTGTGTAGGTAATGATAAATTCTTGTACGTTGGTATGGTCTGCTGATTGAATTTCACTTCTGCGCAAAAATCTACTGTTGTAAGGTGTAGACCACCCATGTATTAAAGCATTTAAGTCTTGTTTTAGTTGCAATATATCGGTGTCTTCAGTCTTATAACTTTCGAATCCTAAATGCAAAGCTATTGACATTGTGCCTTGTTGTTGCCCTTGCAAGTTTTCAATGTAGTCGGCAGATGGAAACTCAATAAAGCAACAAGGATAATTAAATGGAATATTAATATCCTCGCGCTCAAATTGGTTGTTCCATAGTGCAACATACTTCAACGATTGAAGTGTGCTGATACGTGCCTTTAATTGATTATATATTGCTAATTGCATTATGTAAATACTTTATCTAATCGTTTAACAATAACTGCTTTTACTTTCTCGTTAAGGTTGTAACTATCGCCCATAAATTGTCGCTTTGGCATATTTTTTAAACCATTGTTATGTCGCGCGGCATAAACCAAATCAGTGCTAATTTTAATAGTTAATGCTGCTCTGTTTGCAGGGTTACGAATTATTGACCGCCTTAAATCTCCAGTCTTAACTAATATTGCGCGTGTTGTGTCATCAACTGTTTTACCGCCTTTAGTTTTATACGTTGTGCGCTTTCTTGGTTTCCATTTCTGCACATTCTTGTCATCAAAACCCTGTTTCCTAAACGAATCAACAAAGAACACCTTTGCAGTGTTACCAACATCAACAATAGCCGCTTCCATCGCTTTACGCGCTTTCTTTTCTGCCTGTTTTAAATCAAATTTATTGGACTTGCTCATTATTTTATAGAAGCATTAATAACTATATTTCCATCAACTACTTTTATGTCAAATATTTCTATTTTTTGATTTCTACCTAAAAGAATTTCTTCTTGTTTCATTATTTTATTTAGTTTAGGTAACTCTTTAGTAATATCTAATCCTTTAGCAGTTTCACCTAAATTTAAATCAATTATAACTGGCATTTTTGCACCTGTAAAATCTTTAAAATCTGATGCTATATCAAAAACTTTTGTAGTTGACATAAACCCTTTTTCAGTAAATGAATTAAGTTTTTTTGAAATTGCTTTTTCATATAAAGATATTGAATTTTTACTATTATCTCCATATAATAATACACTTTGCATTGATTCAAATTCTGATTGTGTAATACCTTTAAATAAAACACTTGCATCTATTGAACGATATACTTTTCCAACTGCTTCTAATTTTTTATTTGTTGCAGTTGTTAATGAATTAAGTAGTGTTTTTTCATTTTTAGTTAATTCTCCAAATTTACTACTATCTCTTAAATATTGGTTTATCCACATACCATCACCACTAACATACCATTCAACTGCATCTGATTCAGCCTTTGTTAACACTTTAGGCACTTTAACGCTTGGCGCAGGTCTTGGTGCTTGCGGTATAGGTAAATTCCAATTCTTTTTTGCCATTTCTTTGTCACCCTTTGCAATGTCAAAGTAAGGGTGTTTATCTTTGCCTTTTTCTTTAAACACATAGCCATCAATGCCAGAGTTCATACGAAACAATGGCGGCACATCATTAGGCGGTGTAAACTTGCTCAAATCAGTTTCTTCCCCCTGTGCCAATTGTATTACGGTACAACGGCAACGCCACCCATTCGGGGGGTAGTATTGTTTCCAGAACGGGTCGCTTATAGGGCGAATAATATTATCTAATGCTTGGTGTGTTGGCCTTACTCTGCCATCGCCAACGGTTTGATATTGTAATAATGGCAATACATCGGCATCGGCTTCTATACGTTTCCAATCGGATGCCATACGTGCTGAAGCTTTGGCGGTTTGATACTCAGCTTGCAAATAATCTTCATTGTATAGCGTAAACATAGGCCTAACTGCCTCTTTAAACTTATAGAAGTTACTTTGCAATTCGGGGTCTGCTAACATCGCAGTCATTGCCCTTGTTTGTTGGTATGTTTTAGCACCCGAAAATATGTAGATGTTATTGGTTAAATCAGCAACTAATATTTCATCAACAACTGGCGCTAAATCAATGCCATCTCTTAAATACTTTGCAGTCTTTAAATAAATTCCCTCTGGCAACACTTGGTTATTAATCGCACCTATCCACACATCATTCGACATACGATTGAAATCGTTTTCATCAAACGGTGTAGGTGGGTCAACCTCCTTATCAATATTCAATATGTCGCAGTAGCCGCACATCTAACTATATATGTTTCTTAATCGTTTTGCAATGTTGGTTGGTTCTTCTTCTTTTTCTACACCCATTTCATCCATTAACTCGATGCCATATTTATGCTCTAAATATTCGTGTTCAAACTTTACGTATGGCATAAATGAAGCATCTATCTTTGCTTGTTCCATCAATGGCAAATTCTCGCTATCATCATACTTAAATGTGCATCCTGCCAAGTCAAATCCATTTCTAATCATCATCGGCACTAACTGGTCTTCAATGATAAACTGCATTTTCAACGTGTCTTGTTTTGCAATCATAGCAGCAACACCCTCGTGAACATTAGCCGAACCACTATAACTCTTTTCATCAGTTGTGCCTGTTTGCCCTAATATTATCTTACTTATTTCTGAATTGCAACGCTCCACCATTTTATCAAACACTGCATAGGCATCCGTTCTGCTTGCTTGCATCAACTCAATGTTATCGTTTAAATCCAACACAGCCCACGAAGCTACACCCATATTGCGCAGCATGTTTTCCATGTTTTTGCGTGTCAATTCATCGCGCACATCTGTTTTACCCACTCTTATCGGTGAACCAAACACTTCAGCAAATTCAGCCCATGCTGCCATTGCGTTTTTCTTCCAAATAACGTATGGCGCTAAATACATCATTAATCCTAAATCCTTTTTCTCTCCTACACCAATACACCAGTTATTATATGGTGATACATCGAAATGTTTGCCCTCTGTTACCGTTGCTGTGTTGGTGCGAACTAAACTAAATTCAGGCACAACATAAATGCGCGGTATAAGTTCAACACTTGAATACTTATCGTTTATAATTGCGCCAAATTGCACACAACTAAAGCCCCAAAATATAGAATCTAATGATAAACTTTGAAAGTCATAAAACCATTTTTGATTAAACAATGCAGTTTTAGCTTCATCGCATTCGCCATCTGGTCCATAAACCATAAACTTCTTGCTCAATATCTTTGATTTACGTTGCAACATAGCTGATTGCACCTGCCCATCTAACACAATCTGCTGATAGGTTTGCATCAACAAAAAGCGGTTTGGGTACATCGGTGATTCTGCCGCTTGTAATGCTATGTTAAACTTTGTCGCATCTTGCCTTACACGTTGCAACTGTTGCTCAAAGTCAATAGTCTTACGAATGTTGGCTTTCTGCGGTTGTGGTTTGTTAAAGTTAAATATATCGTTATACCAAGCCATTATTTAAAGAAATTATCTTGTTTATCTAAACTATTACCATATCTAATCGAATAGCCAGTGCTATCGGTTGAATTGATGTTTAACACCTCTGCCGTATCTGTGCCGCTTGCCCATCTGTCTAACTGATCTAATGCTTCTCTATTGCGTTCTATTCTTAAATCGGGGATGTTTCTTGGGTTAATCCTTGCGTGCAAATTGTATAAGGTCATATCCATTGCAAGCTCCACAAACATTGGGTATCTGTTATCACCAACAGTCCAATAAGTAGCGTTGCTTGTTGCGATGTTTATCATTTTAGACCAGTATGCAGTCAATGTCAATGGTTGGTTTGTGCTTGCTGCAATAGCGGTGTAAACATAGCCATTGTCATCGGTTACAATGTTGCCTATAACGTATTCGGTTTTATTATCCCATCTGCTAAAGTCATTAACGTGTGTAATTACTTCACCTAATATCACTCTATCGCGTGTTCTGTAATGTGTTGCTGCTGAATAGGCATCCATTGTGCCTAATTCAATGTCAACCATGTAACGCTGCACCAATTTAGTGCGCATTCTACTTATGGCCTTAACCTCGCTATCGTACAAATTTTGCGGGGTGTTCTCGGTTATCTGATTGAGGTCAACCGTTTGAATAATTGAAAGATAGTCGGAGGTTTTT